CTTCGGTGGCACGCGCAACCCTTCTTCGATCTGGGCGGCGATGACTTACAACCAGCCCGAGGCGATGGCCTACTACCGCGAGCTCGAAGCCAAAGACGAGGACGTGGCCAACTGCCTGGACACGCTGCGCCTCACGGTGCTGGAGCGCGATCGCAGCGTTGACGCTTTCGACGATTCGCAGGCCGCGCTCGATGTGCAGACCTTCATCGAGGGTCAGCTCGCGGAGCTCGACTTCCACCAGGTGCTCGATTGCATCCTGGACGCGCCTGGCTACGGCTTCAGCGTGCAGGAGATGATGTTCGACGTGAGCGCCGGGCAGGCCTCGCTCACGGAGATCGCGGACTGCCCGCAGGAATTGTTTCTCTTCGGCAACCGCTATTATCCGCAGGTTGGCCCGCTGCAGTATCTTGAGCAGCCGTGGGCTTCTGAAGGCAAGCCGGTGCCCGAAGACAAGTTCATCGTCTTCACCTACCGCAAGCGCGGCCGCAATCGCATGGGACGCCCGCTGCTGCAGAGCGTCTTTTGGCCGAGCTGGTTCAAGCGCAATATGCAGCGGCTGTGGGTGCAGTACGCGGAGAAGGGTCCGGGAACGGCCGTTGTTTACTACAACGATCCTGACAGCCAAAGCGAGAAGGCGCAGGCAGCGGAGATCGCGCAGGCGATCGTCGAGCGCACGGCCATCGCGGTGCCGCAGACTTTCAAATACGACCAGGAGCTGCTGAAGGCTGCCCGCGCGCAAAATCCCGATGTCTACATGAAGTTCTTCCAGGCAATGCAGTACTCGATCGCACGCCGCGTGCTGGGTGAAACGCTCACCAGCTTCGGCAACGAGGGCGGCGGCGGATCGAAGGCGCAGGGCGACACGCACGCCGATACTTTGGATCGCCGGTCTGTCGAGCTGTGCCGGCAGATGGAGTCGGTGATCAATCAGCAGCTCATCAAGCCGCTGGTGCTTTGGAACTTTGGGCCGACGGCGCCGGTGCCTCTATGGCACTTCGATCTTGAAGAGGCCGAGGACCTGGAGATGCGGCTCACCGTCGACAGCGGGCTGCAGCGCATGGGCAAGAAATTCTCCGTCGGCTACGTCTCCGACCGGTACGATTGCCCGCTGGCCGAAGGCGAGAACCCGAAGGACATCATGGAGCCGAACATCAACGCTCCGATGGTCGCACTGCGCGACACGGTGGCGTCGTCGTTCAGCGAAGCAACCGATCGCGTGCGCCGGCTTCGCGAGGCGCGGAGGGCGCGACGGGAGTTCGCTGAAGGCGCCGAAGAGGTGGCCGCGGCCGAGCTCGAAGAGTTTGACAAACTCTTCCACGGGCTGAAGACCGGCGCGGCCGCTCTCTACGGACAACGCACGAAGGAGATCGCCGACTCCGCCGTGCCGGCGACGGGAAGTTAGTGATGTTATGAGCCAGGGTGTGTGGGCCGAGACGCTCGCAAGCTGCAAGGAACGGCTACTGCTTGCGCGCGCTATTCGGGTCACGAACGCCGGCAAAGCCCGCAAATTAATCGCCGAAGCGCACGAAGATGCTGAAGTTGTTCGCGAGTGGGCAGCGATGACGAGATTTTTGGAAGAGGTCAGGAGAAAGGCCCTGGAGGGCGCGGAATAGCATGGCGCTCCGCTTTCACATGATGCCGACGCGTGATCACGCGGTGCAGCAGCGCGTCGGCGACATGCTGGCCCGGCACCTGGCCGCGGCCAATTTATTAGGTCGCGTCCAGATCGTCAAGCTGGCTCTGCGCAAGGGCGGCCACAAGCTGCCCGTCACCGCGGTTTCGCGGCATGTCCGCTTTGACGAAGGCGATGACGACCTGCTCTACGGCAGCTTCTCAACCGATCTGCCGAATGACGACGCAGCCGGCTACATCGCGGATCTCACTCCGGTGACCAAAGAGATCTTCGACGGGCTGAGCGCGCAGTACAAGAAAGACGCCTTCACGCTGGCCGGCGCGGCCGACGTGAGGTTGATTGGGAAGATCCGCGACGTCCTGGCTGAAGCCGCCGAAAAGGGCGAGACGAAAGATCAGTTTGAGCTGGCGGTAAAGAAGATCACCGACGACGCCGGCGTTCAAGAGCTGAACGCGTTCACGCTCGACACCGCGTTCAACACCGCGATGCAGAAGGCCTACTCGCTCGGCCGCTATGACCAGATGCAGGATCCGGCGACAAAGAACGTGTTTCCGTTCTGGCAGTACTGGACGGTGGGCGACGATCGCGTGAGGCCCGAGCACGCGGTGCTCGACCAGTTCACGGCGCGCGCCGACGATCCGGTGTGGATGAAGATTTATCCGCCCAACGGATTCAACTGCCGCTGCTCCGTTGTGCCGGTGATGGAGACCGAGGCGCTCAAAGCGGACAAGGATGCGAACGAACCGGGCTACGCGCGGCTGCCGCTGCTGGCGAAACTGCTGGTGCCGCAGCTTGGATTCGCGAAGGTGTTTTGCGAATGATCTCGCCGTAGAACGCGAGTTTGCCGTTTCACGCGCGACGCACGAAGAGGGAGTTTGAAGATGTCTGCAATGGCAGGGAAGATCAAGACCGTAGACGGTTCGCCGCTGACTGCCGATAAGTTCGCCTATGTGGGCGACCCGCAGGATCCGGAGAGCTGGCATCTTCCCCTCGACACACATCAGCACATCAATTCCGCGCTCGACATGTTTGCCCACACCGATCTGCCATCGAGCGCCAAGGCGCCCACGGCGCGCAAGATCGTTGAAAAAGCGCGCGGCGAAAATCTCGACACCACCGATTTTGTGAAGAACCACCTGGGCTCGCAGATGCACGGCGAAACGCCGCGGCCGTGGTTTGAGATCTTCCGCGCCGGCGACTACACCAAAGCCGGCAAGGGTGTGATCACCGCGGACGATCTGAAGCGCGTGGTGCGCAACTACGATCCCACGTATCACGAAGCGCCTGAAACTCTCGGTCACCGGTCGGACGATCAGCCGGCCTACGGCTGGATCGACGGGCTGATGCTCGACGGCGACAAGCTGCTGGCGCGCGAGCGGCAGGTGGATCCCAAGTTTGACGAAGCCCGCACGGCGGGCAAATTCAAAAAGCGTTCAGCCGCTTTCTACACCGACGAAAACGGCCGGGTCACCGGACTGCGCCACCTGGCATGGCTGGGCGCGGGCATCCCGGAAGTCAAGGGTTTATCAGACGTCGCATTCGACGATCACGGATCGAAGTTCATTGTGATGGACTTCGGGGAGGATGTACCAGTGGTAGAGGCAACGAAAACCGTAGCCGAGGAAGTCAAGGCTTTCTTCGCGGAGATGTTCGGCACGAAGACTACGTCGAAGACATTCAGCGAAGACGATGTGAAGCGCGTGGCCACCGAAGCTGCAACCGCGGCCGCTGCTCCTCTCACGGCAAAGATCACCGCGCTCGAAGGCGACCTCGCGAAACAAACCGCGAAGTTTGCCGAGCGCGAGACCGCTCTCGCCGGCGGCGAAGTGAAGCAGCGCGCCGCTGCCGCGGTAATCCAGCTCAAGGGCAAACGCGCGTGGATCCCGGCGTTCGAGAAGATGGGCCTTGGCCTGGTCTTCGACGAGCTCGCCAAGTCCACCCACACCGTCGAGTTCGGCGAGGGCGACCAAAAGAAGAAGGTCACGCCGCTCGAGATGCTGGTGCTCTTCCTCGAAGGGCTGCCGAAGATCGTTCCCACTGGCCGCACCTACGTCGGCGAGAAGCCGATGCCGGGCAAAGGCGCGACGGGCGATCCGTTGACCGACGCGGCCAAGGCGTATGCGAAGGAGCACAAAGTTACGTTCAGCGAAGCGCTCGACCATCTGTCGGCCGAGCATCCCGAGTGGACGGGCGCGGGCGTAGCAGCGGGCGGCCAGGTCTAAGTTCCGAGTGGGCGCGCCGACGCGTTGTCGGCATCCGCCCAGCGAAGCCGGGCTCGCGAGCGCCCGGCAGCTTTTGAATCACAGCCCCAGGAGGGCGCGACATGGCAAACGTCAACGTTGAAGGCAAAACTCCAATCGGCCCGCAGGACAAGGAATCGTTGCTGCCCGCGGCCGTGAGCGGCTACTCGCGCGGCCTGGCTGTCGTCTATGGCGCCGACGAATATCACGCGACGCTTGCGGGCGCTGCTGCTGCTGCGATCGGCATCATCGAAGAGGACGCGCTGAGCCTGGTCGATCCCGTCGCCGTTATTGAGCAGGGCCAGGCGATCGCGCAGATCGGCGCAAGCGTGAGCAAGGGCCAGTCCCTCGCAACCGACGCGAACGGCCGGCTTGTCCCGGCAGTTGCGACCAATCCGATTGTTGCGGTCTCGCTGGAAGATCAGACTTATGTCGCACCGGGCAGTTTCGCCTGCGTGCGGATGCTCGGATCTTTCGGAATTGTGATCCATCCGTAACCGAGTTTCGGTCCGGATGTGCGTTGAAAGATTTTGATTGACCCCCGCTAGCGCGGGCAGGAGGAAAGTTCCATGGCAGCTTTCGCACCACTGATGCCGGCGGGCGCGTTGAACGTGGCCCTGGCCAATTA